AAACCGCATTAGCGTGCTTATGGGCGGACGTGCTGCGGAAGCGCTGATCTTCGATGGCGAGATCTCGACCGGCGCGTCCGACGACCTCCAACGGGCAACCGAGATCGCCATCGAAATGGTCACGCGCTATGGCATGACCGACAGTCTCGGACCCCGCACCTATGCATCGCCGCCGCAGCCGTTTCTGACTGGGACCACTGCGAACCGCATTGACGCGTCGGAGGCGACCGAACGAGAGATCGACATTGCGGTGCGTGACATCGTGGTGAAAGCATTTGACCGGGCTACCGAAGTTCTGCAGGCGCGCCGAACCGACCTTGACGAGGGCGCCCGCCTACTGCTCGCGCAGGAAACGGTGACGGCGGATCAATTCCCTGCCATCCGCTCAGCCGGTCCGCAGACCAAGTCGGCCGCATGAGGACCCGATGCGCTGTTGAGGCGTGCGACAACGACGGGATAGGCTTGCTGGATCGATGCATCACAGACTGCGTCGATTGCAGCCGACGCTCATAGTTCGCACGAGACCCGTCGGCCGGCCACAGCTCGGGCAAAGCTAAGCGACCCCTACCAATACAACCATGTACCCCATGTAACCATGCACCGATTTAGCGAGAGAGCGGATGTGTTTTGAGCCACAATGCGCGGGCGGTGACGGTTGGATCGATGGTAGTCTTCTTCCACCACTCGGCTTCATTGCCGTAATGATGCACCTCGCGGTGGTGCCCCCGGCACAAAGGCCCGGTGAACTCATCACTGACCTTTCGGCCCAGCGCCTGATGCTGCGAAAACCGAAGATGATGCGCGTCCGCCGGAGTGCGGCCGCAAATCAAGCATGGCTGTTTAGCTACGAACCTGAGGTGTTCCTTGTCACGCGCGCGGCGCGGCGGCACCCGCGCGAAATGACGATTTTCGTTATGTTCTTGATTTGTCGAATTAGTCGGCGGCAGGGTCGGTTGGTTGAGATTGGAACTATGCTGAGACGCAGAGGAGGGTGCCGACGGTAGTACCTCACCGACTTCAGCCTCACCTTGCAGATTTTTCAACTTTGCTTCGAACGCAGTCTCGACTTGTTGCGCATTAGCAGCGTTTAGGCGGTTCTTCGCTGGAAGAACTCGGTGAGCCCAAATGGCCGCCTCCTCGGCAGAATTTATCCCCTCCAGTTGGCCCAGTAGCTGGTCACGTAACACGGCCGATAATTGGTCTTTCAACGGAGAGTGGGCCGCCTTCAAATCTTCCGTTTGGGTGCTACCAGCAAAGCTTTTTCGAGCGGCTTGGCTTCGGCCCCCATTCAGCCGGCTCCGACCGGTCGATACGGTCCTCTCAATTGTGGGGTGGACCGGCTCCGGCGCATTTAAATCGGGAGCGTCAAGATCGTCTTCGCCCGCAATTCCTACCAGTGCGAATAGTGCATATCGCCGCGCATAGGTGAGCGCCGCGCCCATGCGCTTCGGGCTCGCCATTTCGTCAAGCGGGCAGACTGGCCAATCCGAAGAGATCCATTCTCCAGAAGAATGAGCAAGGACCGTGTTCAGATTGATGATGCCGGCCGCCTGGTCGAGGGAGGTCGCCTGGAGCGTTGCGATCTCATGTTGGCCGAGAGTCTTACGTACGATGTCTAGTCCGGCCGATAGCGGTGCATAGCGAAAGATCTGTTTAGGCGTACCTCGACCGTCCGCCTCGATGGTAGCCAGCATTGATTTCTCTGGGTTGATCAGCTCGGTTTGTGCCTTCGCTAGGGCCGCCGCCAAGGCAGCAATGGACTCACTGCTTCGCTGCACGGCCGTCCTCCAGATTCAGAAGCTCAAAGCTGACCGCGCCTGATTTTGACCGCTTTGCCCGCACGCCGTGGCCGATCGCTTGCTGCGCATCTTCAGGTACGAGGCTCTTCAGCCCAGTCTTGGCCCGCTCGTGCTCAAGATAAGCCGGCTGCGTCCGGGCAAAGATCGCCGCAAACTCCGCCCAAGCATTCGAAGTGCTCATATCCATAATCCGTACAGCCTCAATCCGCGGCTTCGGCGGCTCGACACCGAACAGGGTAGGGGGCGCGCCGGTTTCGACGCAGCGCCAGAATTTCCGTTCGGCGGTAACGATGAGGGGTTGGTAGAGCGGATCCGCCGGGGTCTTGATTTCGACCCACTTGCCGCCCCCGGTGATCACCGACAACACGGCCTCCCGCGCAGCAACTACCCACATATTATGTTGCAGCTGCGGCATATACTTGGCCGCTGCTGTCTCCTCGGAAAACGACCAAGGCAGCATGAACTTGGCCTCAAAGACGGCCCCGCTTGACTCCACCCGGCCGTCGAGGGTTGCCGCCATCCATCGAAGGGCAGGATGCTGGACCTGCCGCTGGACATCCGTGATAACCTCACCAGTATTGGTCTCGTACCAGGCTCGATTGAGCCCCTCGGTCACCACTCCAAGCTGGACGAGGAGGTTGCCGGACAGGTCCTCCGGCTCGATTTCGCCCCGCTTTTCTCGCCACAGCCGCAGTAAAGCTGCCTCATCGTCCCCCATGATGATCCAGGCGTCGGAGCCGCCGATGAAGGTTTGGCGATCTATGAAGTTGGCTGATCTGGTCGCCTCGTGTTTCATTGGGGCCTCCGACGCTGATTCACATGCCAGGGGGACAATAGCCCATATGGGTTAAATTAACCCATATGGGCTAACCGGTCAATATGAAAAGGGCAGCCCTTTCGAGCGCGCAAATCAGGGCCGCGCGCGCCCTTCTGCAGTGGACTGCTGCTGAACTGGCCCGGCAAGCTTCTTTGGGAGTGAACACGATCCGGCGTGCAGAAGTCGCTATTGAGGGCACATCATTGACAGCTGCGAATGAACTAGCGATCCGACGCGCCTTTGAGGCCGCCGGCGTGGAATTCATTGACGGGAACGGCGGCGGCCCTGGTGTGCGACTCCGAAAATAGCCCCGCCAAAAAGGCCACTCCTGAATCTCGTCAACCCCGGTGACTGAGCGTTCAAGTGAGCTCTCCTCCCCGATTCGTTTTTGATCAGGCAGCAGAATGGAGAGCGGCGCGTGGCCTTCTCGATTGGACCCAACAACAGCTCGCCGATGCCGCGCGCATCGGAATTGCTACGGTTAGGCTATTCGAGAGTGAATTTACGGAGCCGCGGCAAGCGACGCTTACGATGCTTAGACATGCATTTGAGGCAGCTGGCGTTGAGTTTACGAACGGCGATCGGCCAGACGTCGTCTCATGCAGTTTGCCTCCAAAGAAGTCGGCCGTGCGAGAGCTATTAAGGCTAAACGAAGAGCCAAAGGCAAAACATCGAAGGCCGTACAAAAAAACAGATAGCGGCCCCGCTCACGTACCGAACCCATCTTCGTTTTTCCTGGGTCTGGTCATCGACGGCAAATAGCGAGGCCGCGGTGTCCATTGGTAAAAAGATCCGGGTCGCTTATCAGTCAGCATCGGTGTCGTCAGCCAAGAGCGCGGCCGGCGGGCTACTCCCATCTAAAAGCAACGCGCGTTCGACACGAAGCAAACGCAAAGTGAGTTGCAGTGCCCATGTCGGATGCCGTCAGTCTGCGGCGCGACCTCCATTACTCAACCAAATTTTGAGTGATACGAGCTTCGTACGAATTGGTCGAAGGCGAGGCCTGAGCACAGTCTTTCCATGCCCTTAGCAAGAGCCTCGAGATTAAAAGTGGAATGATCCGCGGCCAGAGCCTGCGAGGTGCTATCGACCTGGTCATCAAAACGGGCGTGCGGGAACGCAAATATCTCTCCCTCATAATCCGCAAGTGCCCAAGGCGCTTGTCTAGGAAGATATACGCGGCCGTCTTGGAATTTTGCTGCTTGGATCTGCATGCGCACTTTTTTGTTGCGCTCGGGTTTTGCCGCGTTGACCGGCAAATTGAATTTCCTCATTTCCTGTATGAGTCCGATGCCCACACCGGCATCTTCTACAATTATTTTGTTCGCATTGTAGGCGCGCGCGTGCGCTATGGCGCGGTTCCGCAAAGATGGAAAGTCCAAACGTTCACGCAACACATGCATGAGATAGTAGTTGCCGTCTTGGATTAGCCAAGTCGTACAAACTGACCAATCGTTGGACGCCCCTTCTTTCGATGCGGGGTCCCAACTTTGAAGAACTACGGACGAAGAATTCTGGACTGGGAGTATCTCATAATAACGAACCCATTCCCGCCGAATGATGATGCCGCCGGGAGGAATCGGGGCTTGCTGGTAGTGCGCGCCAAAGATTTCGGGATCGAGAGTCCGCCTCGCTTCCAGTTCCGACAACGGCATCCGCTCCGGGTGGAGAACATCACCGGCGCGGCGGAGATGAAATCTACCCGGCCCGATCGGAATTTCTTCATCCGCTTCGGCAATGGCGGGTAGCTTAAGGAGGACCCAGGGTTCAGGCGAGCGCAGCAATGCGCCTGTGAGGTCATCATCGTGCAGTCGCTGCATTACCACAATGATGGCGCCGGTGCTCATATTGTCGAGGCGCGAAAGCAGCGTGTTGAAGAACCAAGAATTGACCCACTCGCGCCTACCTGTCGAAGCCTCCCCAGGTTTCAACGGCTCATCAATAATCAGAATGTCACCGCCTCTTCCAGTCAGTGAGCCATCGATCGATGTGGCCAGCCGATACCCATTGCGGGTGGTCGCAACTTCGAACTCCGTATTTTTCACACCCGCGGTTTGCAGGAGCGGGAATAGGGATTGGTACCACGGCGCCTCGATGATCATGCGGAAATCATTGCTTAGCTTGATTGCGAGGTCAGCGCCGTAACTGACCACGATTAGACGTTTGCCCGGGTCGTGGCCGAGGACATAAGCCGGAAATGCCACAGAGGTCAGTAATGACTTCATTGTTCGCGGCGGCAGGTTAATGATAAGTCGTTTGATTTGGCCGCGCCTTACCAACTCAAGATGATATGCTAAGGTCCAAAGGTGATAATTCATCTGCAACGTAGAACTGGGGGAGAGCGTGTAGAATGCCTTCTGGGCGAAACTCGCAAAGTCAGCACGGCAAAGGGCATCCACGAGGCGCAGATTTTCGGCCGTAGCTAGTGGATCGGATCTAACGCTTGGTACCCTCGCTTGACGGCGGCGATGATTTTGTTGGGGTCCTTGGTCCAGGTAAAGGGCTTTG